TGGCGCGCTTAACGTATTCCCGATGCGCTCTTGGAAAGTAAGCACCCCAGCGCGTGACATAAACACACGCCCAAACTCGGCGGTCTCATTGATTTGACTGATGTATTGCAGGACGTTCGTTCCTGCCGGCACGGTGTAGTTGCTGTCGTGGCCAAGGTTGACGGTGCCTGTGGCAATGCTTCGAGCGCCTGCTGGGAAGTCAACCTCTGGCAGGTCTAGGACGGTTTCTATGCGTTCGCCTGATGTCTCTGGTGTGACGTTTAGTTCGTCTAGGAATGTTTGTGCGAGTAGGTAGAACTGGTCAGCGCAATACACGGTCACGGTGTCCAGACCGCCAAGCGCAAAGTTGTAGTCGTAATTGACGACATAACCGCTGAACAATGATTCGGGCACATCGGTTGAGCTGTAACGGATCAGCCGTACTTCGCGCAATGGTGCAAGCCCAGGCTTTGCTTGTGGGGTGTCGTAGTACGGGCTGTTTTGGTCAAACGGGTTGAAAATGCCGTCCACGTCTTGAATCGTGAATGTCATTGTGCCAGCGCTGAACTGATCGCCCACGTCACGGCGACCGCGCCGCACGTTAATGCTGACAGTCGAGTCCATCACATTGGCAAACTCGGTTGTACCGTCCAGCACATACTCTGTGTTATCTAGTACGCCTTTTACGGCATCATCAAGAATGAACGCATCTTGCACAAACCCTGTAGCGATCTGCAAGTCATAATTGCCCGAGTCAACGACAGCTGTGCCGGGCATTACGCCACCTGTAACTGCAACGGCCCAGCGGAACGCGAATAGGCGCGCAAGGCGTTAACGACCGACTCACCGATCTCTGCACTTGTGGCAAGACCGCCTGTGACGTTTATGGTTATTCCGCCACCGTTTTGCATGCGATCTAATGGCACGACGGCTTCTGGGCCTGCTTCACCGATAAGCGCCAAAGTAGGCGATGACACGATGCCACCATTAGCTAGTCGAGGAATGTTCATGCGACCAGGCGCAGGCGTTGTAGGTGTACCACCCAATTGCGGTATAGGCATTGTTGGTGCTTTTGGCAAATCAGGCAACAAAGGAATTGAGTTGTACGCGCTAATAATCATGTTGACCGCGCCGACCGCCGCGTTAACCATGCCAGCAAAGAACCCGATCACGGTGTTGACAATTGCGTTGATGCCGTTGCGGAACCACTCAAACTTGTTGTACGCGGTCACAAGCGCCACGACAAGCAATGCGATGCCGGCAGCGATTAGGGCAAACGGGTTGAGTGCCATAGCAATGTTGGTAACTACGATTGCGGCGGCTACTGCTGCAATAGCGCCAGCGATGGCGAGAAACGCTTCTGGGTTGTCTTGTGCCCACATTGCAAACTTATTGAGTATCGGGAGCACGGCCTCAACTACTGGCAACAACGCCGCACCGATTGACTCTTTGGTTTCGCCAATTGAGTTAGACAGAATCTTCATTTTGCCTGCTGCGGTTTCGGCGCTTGCAGCGGTTGCTCCGCCGAACGTTCCGCCCAGCACATCCATAATTTCGTTGAGGCTGGCGCCTTCTTTAATCATCGTTGCCATTTCTGGGCTTAACGATCGCAACGCCTTAAAGTTGCCTTGGTATGCCTTGGCGAGCGCGTCTGCAACGGTGGCGCTACTTGTGCCTGTAGCGGTGCTGATGTCCATGACAAGGTTCATGTCGCGCATGGCCATGTCCACATCTTTTGTACCGCGGACAAGTGCTTCTAATGCCAAGCGGTATTCGGTGTCAGCAACGCCAGACGCTCGACTCATCGCGCTGATCTGCTTTTCTACCTGTGCGGTTTGTGCAGCGCCAGCGCCAGTCACATTCTGCAAAGTAAGCGCTAACGCCGCCTGCTCCTGCTGATCTTCCATTGCAGCCTTGGTTGCGTCGCCCAAAGCAACAGCCAAACCTGCGAGCGCGGCAGCTGCCGGCACCGCAGCCTTCTTAATCGCAAACTGGGCTTTCTCCGATGTTGTTTCCAGTTGCTTGAACTGGGCAATAGCTTTCTTAATCCCTTTGCCGTCAAACTCTGAAATGATCGGGATATTGATTGCCATTACGCGGTCTCTCTGTTCGCTTCATCCATGACGCGCTTAACCAGTTGCTCCATCTCGGACATGACATCACTTTGGCGTTGCTCGTACGCTTTCCACATTACTCGCGAACGACTGCCATAGCGTGCAGTTAGCGCACGGCCGAGCGAGCCAGCCATGGACGTGTCAAACATTGTTCCCGTTGCGCCTTTCCATTGAATGGCAAACGTGCCCACATTGGTGGTGTTTCCGCCGTATTCCTTAATCGCTCGAGTATTGATCTTGGCAGCAATCTTCTGTTTCATGCCAGGTATCCACGGCAAGATCTGGAACCCTGATTTGGTTTGCCAGTTGCGCGCCATACCAGACAACGGCACGCCAGTAGGCACAAGTTTGTTTGCGTCATCAATAACAGGCTGGACAATCTTCTTATAGTCCTTGGTAATTTCTCGGCGCAAAGATTTATCAATTTTGTTAAGGGTCTTCAAAGCATCCTTGAGCCCGACAACCTCAACCCTTGCCGATACTTCCGCCACGTCATCTCCGTTTTTTGTTTGCCTCGTTAAGCACTTTAATGACCGTTGCTATATCTCGAGCGTCAAACACAATGTCGCTAGGCCACCAACCGACCGCGACCAAAATCTCTGCTAGTTGGCGGCGGTAGGTGCCGCGTCCGTAGGGTTTGGGTCAGTCTCGTCCAATACCGGAATGATCTCCAGCTCTGGGTTTTTGCTAATCCATTCGCGCCAGTTGTCGCCAACTTGCTCACCTTTAAGTTTTAAGATCGTGTGCATCCAACAGCAGTAATCGCTGTAAAGCGGGTTAGTTGATAGTTGCTGAATGTTGCGGCGCTCGAGTCTCTCCCATTCGGTCACCACAAACAGGTTTGTGTAGTAATACTCGAGTGCGCTGTCGGTCGTGCGCTTTAACTGCAGCTTGATCTTCATGTTTCTCCTATGTCGGCTTGGAGCCGTGATTATGGTGCTGTGGTGTCTAATGTCAGCGCGCCACCCATGAACGTGAGGTCATAGGTTGACAACTCGCCAAGGGATGCGTTGATAACTGGCAACGACTCAAGGTAACAACCAGTCAAAATAAATTTTGGGTTAGTTGCTGACTCTGCACCTGACGCTGGGGTCAAGGTGATGTTGGTCTTAGTGCCAACCAATGGGAACAACGTCGCGTAAGTTTCGGTTGCTGCAAACGACGCGTACATCGTCAAGGTCACTTCGTTGTTGACAAGGCCAGCGGTGTAACTGCGTGAGTTGGTGCCGAACGCGGTGTCTTCAAGCGCTTCAACCAAATAGGTCAATGTCGCTGCGCTGCACATGTCGGTCAGATCAACGGCGTTAATCGTGAGGACTGGGTTCGAGAGGTAAGTGCTACTGGCCATAAATGCTCCTTAAGTTATGTTCTGATAGTAGATGATTTGTGTTGCTTAGTTGTGGATTACGAAGTCTGGGCTTGGATAGCGCAATCAAGGTCATAGCACGGATACAACGCGCCACCGATTTCAAGGCTTGACGGACGGCCACCCATGACGATGATCTTGGAGCCAAGCACGGTTGCAACAATGCTAAGAATCTGACGCAGTACCGGCAGACCTGCTGGGCCCGAGCCGATCACTTTGACAGGGAACTCGAGGCGCACCACGTTGCCGTTGCCTGCAATGGTCGTGAAGTTTGGCGCATCCAAATAGACCGAGTTGGCGACGAGTTTGGTTGCATCATTTATTACACGGAGTCCAGTCACCGCGGTCAGCGTTGCGGTGACGTCATCAATCGCTTCGTTGAACAGGTCGGTGTACGACATCAGGCAACCGCTGGACGAGGGATGCCAAGCAGCTGCTTGACGATCGGGGTCAGGCTTTGTTGTGGTGCTGAACCCATGCCGTCAAACGTGGCGTAGGTTGCCTCTATTGAGCCCCTAGAGCGCCACAGAGCGGCGCAATACATCAAAGTGCCCAATGTGGCATCACCGCCTGGTGAGGTCGTTAGGGAGTCGATATAGCCCGACTCTTGGCGCCTGCGATATGCGAACTGGTTGCCAGCCGACACAGATTGCGTAAGCAACGTATAATCGTCCGATGGGTTGCTGATGGTTATGCCCAAAAATGACATGACCTGCGCGGCTGTCACCCATGTGCAAACAGGGTCATACGAGACGGTGCCAGACGCGGCAACACGCTCGACATCGCTTGCGGTCTTGGCGTAAAGCACCTGATCGGCAATTGGCAACTGGTAGTCGTACAGCAAGTCGCCCTGGCTGTCAACGCCAATGTATAAATACTGTGGCAATGCGCGCACCGTGTAGGTGCCGTTAAATGTGGCGTCAACGCCT